CCTCGACCATCGAGATCAGCTGCTCGCCCGGATAGTCCAGCCAGCGCGCATAGGTCTTGGCGCATTGTGCCGGCGCGCAGCACATGTCCTGGCCGATCTCCGGGAGCGTAACCTGAAGGTAGGTGCGGTAGGCGAGGTCGCCGTTCCGCGAGATCGTACACTGCACTCTGCGGCCGAAATCGGCCTGTCCGTTGAAAGTCTGCTCAATAGATTCCATAGCGAAATTGGTGTGCCTGCGGTAGGTGACCTTCCAGAAGGTAATCTGAGGATTACCGGTAAGATAAACGTCCTGAGCGCCATAGGCGACGAGCTGCATCAGTCCTCCTCCCATATTATACTATTGCTAAAGATAAAAAATATCGGCATCATCAGCCCAGTATTTTGTTGATGTCGAAGTTTTGAAGGAGAAATTTGCGTAGGTAGCTGTCAAGATGCACCTCTCGCTTTCCCTCGTGGTTCTTGGTGAAAATATAGAGATTTTTCTTCTTCTTAATCGTCCATCCCTCCTCGAGGGCGTTGAAGATGAAACCCATCTTCTGGATTAACACCGGATCGATCTTGACGGTCTCATGTCCCGGCACCTCCAAGTCCATCTTACATCAAATGAAGAAAATGGAAAGCATATTTGAACTTGAGCAATTTCCGGAGATAAAGTATTAAACGTTATACCTTCCAATATTATATGCCTGGGTTCAAGCCAAAAGCCAACAAAAAGATCGCGCTGAGCCGAAAATCTGTCGTGACGTTGGATGGGAAACATAACGAGAAGATGCTGGAGTTCGCGAACATAGAGGAGGAGGTGATCCCGGCGCTGAAGAAGGAGCGTGAGGAATTGCGAATGCAGCTCAAGGGGGCTTCATCTGTCGAGTCGGAGCTGGAGTTGCGCGACCGGCTCAGGCAGCTTGCGAAGCGGATCCGTAGCCTGTCTAGGCAAAAGAAAGAGTACTTACTCGATAACTCTCAGTTTATTTTCGGTTACTTCGAGAAGAAGAAGGATGTGTCTGTCGGCAACAACAAGACACGAGTCCTTCACTCCTTTTTCACTCGCGGAGCAGAGAAGGCCCGTGTGGAGGAAGAGGACGTGAACGCTACCCAACGCTACCTAGCGAACATCGACGAGAAATTCCTGGATGTGCGCGACTACGTCTTGGAACACGACGTATGTAAGGTTGAGACCTGCCGCGGCGAGCTGATACCCATCGACCATGAGGGCGTGCGTGTATGCAACATCTGCGCCCGCCAGGAGGAGTTCCTGGTCGAGCACGAGAAACCCTCCTACAAGGAGCCACCCAAGGAAGTCTGCTTCTATGCGTATAAGCGTATTAACCACTTCCGTGAGATACTGGCCCAATTCCAAGCGAAAGAGACAACCCAAATACCACCGGAGGTCATTAGCAATATTAAGGCGCAGATCAAGAAGGAGCGTCTCGGTCTGGACAAGTTAACGAACAAGAAGGCAAAAGATATTCTCAAGAAACTAGGCTACAACAAGTACTACGAGCATATCCCTTTTATAAAAGACAAGCTCGGTATCAAGCCGCCGATAATGAGTCCTGAGTTGGAGGATACGCTTTGCTCCCTCTTTATGGACATCCAGAGACCCTATGCCAAACACTGTCCGGACGACAGGGTAAACTTCTTGAACTACTATTACGTTCTCTACAAGATGTGCGAACTCCTCAACCAGCGGCAGTTCCTGCCGTTCTTTCCGATGTTAAAAGATCCTGTGAAAAGGATAGAGCAGGACGAAATTTGGAAGAAGATCTGCGGGGAGTTGAAGTGGGAATTTGTTCAGACAATCTAATATGGTAAAGAATTCTCCATCATATTAGCTGCGTTTACGCGTGCGGGAAACCGACCAGGTTGCCGCCGATGCCGAAGCCGGCGCCTGTGCGCGCGGTGACGGCCATGCTGGGGACGTAGGTGTCCAGGATGCTGAACGTGGCCGCGGCCGTGAGGGCGATGAGCGTAACCTCATCGAGGTTGAGGGTGCGCTTGGGGATGGCATAGGCCGCGATCGCGACCATGAGGCCTTCCACGAAATATTTCACCACACGTCTGACGAGTTCACCAAGGTCTAAAACTCTCCCAAATTCACCGAGCATATTATATAATGCATGAAGAAAAAAATATTATAGGGGGCAAAATACTTAAACTGGTCGACATAAGTTGTGCATAAATGTCGGAAGTCAAATCGAGCTTCACGCGCAAAGAAACCGAGGATGGGGGAAAGAACCCTAAATACGTGGATCTACTGGAGGAGGATAAACCAGTCGCCGGACAGAAGTTTGTTTGTGTATCCTTTGTCTCTCCCGAAAACGTCTTGAAGAAGAAGGAGCTATTCTTCTTCGAGGAATTCCTAAAACACTGGGATTTCTCTAAAGCCGTCGGACGCTTCACGCAGTTCCTCCACTTCCTGGCCTACAAGCATGACATCGAGTTTGATAAGCTCGTCGCAGACCTTCAGGATTTCACGAAGAGTGAGGGTGACAAGCTTGCGCAGACGACGATTTCCGAGGACTACAAGAACTTTCTGGACGCTAAAGAGGGTGACCTGCAGGAGAGCTTCTCCAGCATGCACAGTTTTACTACCAACACGCGCGGTCTAAAGGTGCGCGGTTGCTATCCGACGCAGGCGGAGGCGGAGCTGCGGTGCCGCATGCTAAGGGAGGTTGACCCAAATCACGACGTCTATGTTGGCCCGGTAGGCATGTGGATGCCGTGGGATCCGGAGGCCTACAAGACCGGTCGTGTAGAGTACCTCGAGGAGGAGCTCAACGAGCTCATGCATGAGAAGCACAAGAATGAGCAGAAGGCGAAGGCGGAGTTCGACAAGAGGCTGGCGGAGAGCAGGAGGACAGCCATCGAAGAAAACAAGAAGCTGGCTAAAGCGAGCGGGAACAAGCTGACGCAGACGTTGGACGGGCAAGGTAACCTTGTTGGCGTGGCAAACATGAGCTCCATTGAGACAAACCTGGGCGATGGTGGGCCTGTAACCGCCGCCGACATCCGCAAAGAGCTATTTGAGGGCGAGAACATACGGACGCGCGCCAAGGACAAGGAGATGGAGGCTGCCAAGGTAGCGCTGAAGGTTACGGAGAAAGTGGAGGAGGAGGAGGAGGTTGGCGCAGAAGCACCTGCAAGCGAATCGCAGGAGGTGGTGCAGGACAACTCCCCGGCGGCGGAAGGCTAACTCCTTGTAAAATTGAGTCAGGAGCACTAGGTGTCTGGAATATTCTAGACGCCTAGTACAATGGAAGATAATGCGTTCTGCAAGAGCCAGTCAAACAACGAAAAGGGGAAAAAGAGGCCGAAGAAGCCGAAAAGGCCCCGCTGTTCCCACCCAGACTGCCGGAAGAAACTGGCCCTGACAGATTCCGCTTGCCGGTGCGGCGGTGCGTTCTGTAGGGTGCACCGGCTACCAGAGGATCATATATGCAGCTTCAACTTCAAGGACTTTGACAAGTCCAAGTTTGCGGCAGCTGCTGGACTAGGTGGTGGTGCACCGTCGAAGCTGGTGACAATATAGGCTACCAACGGCTCTTCTTGACGTTTATCCGTGGTCCCTTTGAGTGTGCCGTCGGGTCGTAGTTTTCTTCCTCGTCTCCGGAGTCGATTCCACTGGACATATCCCAGAATTCCTTTGAACCGAGTTTGAACTCGCGGTGGCTCTCGGCCTTATACCAGAATATCTGATCCTCAAGTTTATTGGACTTAGCGTTATTGGAGATAACTAGGCACTCGTAATTCTCGGTGCACTGGTCCATCACCTGACAGAAGGACTCGAATGTGGGGAACATTCCCGCATAGTTCTCGTATATTCTTTTACGGTTGTTGATATAGGGCTCACGCAGGATGAACGTGTAGTCGATGTTCGTCCGCAGATTCGGCGGCACCCCTAGCGGATACTGCATTGTGATAACCAACATGACCTTCCAGTGACGACCATTCATGAACAGCAGACGCATCAGCTTCTCCCGTGCCCAAGAGTTGTCATACAAGCAGTCGTCAAGGATAACGAAAGCGCGAGCGTCAATGTTTGACCTCCCATATGCCTCTGTTTCGCGCTTTATTTGCTTTATCACCATACGCTGCCGTTTCAGTATGTTTTCTATGATGGCCGAGTTGTATTCTTCGTGGATGAATAGTTTAGGGACCATCTGCGCATAAAAGCCGTTCCCAGCCTCTGTTCCCGATATCACGGTACCGATTGGTATATCCTGATGATAGAAGAGTAGGTCGCGGACGAGAAAACTCTTCCCAGTATCGCGCCTCCCTACGAGGACGATGACGGGACCATGTGTCTCGTCTGCTTTGAAGCTGATGTTCTTCATATCGAATTTCTTTAACTCTAGATTCATACTGTGGTAGTGGCACATTATAAAAGGGTAATCCATACGCAAATGAGTTAGAATGTACCATTATTTATATCACCATTAGCTAATGTTCAAATTGCACTACAGGAAGAACGACAACAAGGGGCTATTTAGCTCTTTAGAGGGTCTAGGGATCACTAAACCACAGAACTACATACCCTTGTATCAGAGCTTCTTCTCCCTGGACCAAGGCAATTTCGATAGCATCAATCTCAACCAACACTACCGAGTTGCCAGCGCGGCGGCGGCGGGGCCGAGGAACCGCTTCATCTGTAGTCTCGAAGGGAACGGGGGCAAACTGCGGCGTCCAGCCTTCTTCAAGTTCTCTCCGCTCTTAGATCCAGTCAAGTTCCTCGTGGGCAAATACAAGGATCTAACGCAGGAGTCCATCGAATGCCTGCCGAGACTCGGAGAAGAAGCGGGCCACCCTAAGATATACGACCCCAATAACGCTGCGTATGTCGATGGCTTCTTCTCCTACTTGACTAGTCAACTGCTGCACCAGCACCGCTTCATCCACGGCCTCGACTTCTACGGTTCTTTTCTCGGGCTGAAGAAAGACTTCGGCACGAACGTCGGCGACGACCTTGATTATCTCCGCGAATCGAGGTTTTTTCACAACAACCGGGGCAAATTGTTCTCTATGAGCGATATGACCGAAGATCTGCTCTCCCTAGCTGACACAAGACGACAACGGGAGAAGCTCTCTATAGGACCTGCGGTAGATGCGCCCGCACCCCTTCCTGTCGACAAGCTTGGGCTTGAGACAGTGCTGGTATCGGACCCCTCGGGGTGCGGCAACTCTGAGCGGAGTCTGGTGTTCGAGTTCGACATTGCCCGCGGGCAAACGCAGAAGACGGGCTCGACATGTTCCTCACGGTCATCGAACTCGTCCTCTGACGAGCACTCGGATACGGACGAGGGGGACGTCGACGGGGGAAGCGCAGCCGCTGATCGCCAGTCCTGCGGGAGTATCGGTGGGGGGACGGGGAGTCTAGGGTCCTGTTCGAGCTTCGACTCTGACTTCTCGCTGGAAGCCACGATACATAGCTTTCCTGTGCACATTATCTGCCTCGAGTCTCTTGACAACACATTGGACTCCCTCCTGGAGGAGGAGAAGGAGATGGACGATGACGAGTGGCGGTCTTGTTTATTCCAGATTGTCATGATGCTAACAGCCTACCAGAGGTCCTTCGATATGACGCACAACGATCTCCATACCAACAATATCATGTTTAACAAAACAGACCGGAAATTTTTGATATATCGGTACAGCGGCAAGTACTATAAGGTTCCAACATACGGGCGCATATTTAAAATAATAGACTTCGGTCGTGCCATATACAGATTCCGTGGCAAGCGGATCTGCAGCGACAGCTACCATGCCAAGGGGGATGCCGCCACCCAGTATAACTGCGAACCTTACTTCAATGAGAATAAGCCGCGGCTCGAGCCGAACAGGAGCTTCGACCTTTGTCGTCTTGCGTGTTCGCTCCTGGACTACTTTGGTGACGAGGAGCTGAGCGGCAATAAGTCGTCAGGGCCGCCAGATCCGATCGCATCCCTGATAAAGACTTGGTGCATGGACGACAAGGGGCGGAATGTTCTTTATAAGAAGGACGGGGAAGAGAGATATCCGGACTTCAAGCTGTACAAGATGATTGCTCGCACGGTCAGTCGGCACATCCCGGCGGAACAGATCACGCACCCGTTGTTCGCAAAATTCGTCTCTAGCAAGAAGAAGCTAGGTAGGAAAGCCCGTATAATGGACGTTGAGGCTCTCCCCGTTTACACAGGGTTAGAGTGATTGAGATATTCCCTTCGGAGCACGAAGGGAATGTCTAGAAGTCCGGCGCGTTAGTGAAGACGTCAGGCGCTATCTTGAGCGCTTTGAGCGGCCCCATATGTGTAGTCGCAAAGTGGGCGACGAGCACACTTACATAGACAAGGGCTGCATCGCGCAAGAGGAGTTTAGGTGGCTTGCTTTCCTTAAGGACTGTCCGCATCTCGACGAATCTAAGGAGCGCGTACGTGACCGACACCACCAGCGCTGTCACAAATATCGAGCTGTCCATTTTAACATACTATGGGAAACATAAATTGGGTACCCTGCCGCACCTAGTATAGGACCTCGACACCGGGTATCTCAGAGACTGTGGCTGAACCGGTCAGATCTTGGACATCGAGCGCTTCGGTCTTCAGCACAGGGCCGTTCGCGAAGATCTTGATTTTGTCGCCGTTGGCTTCAGCGCCGCCCCCTTCCTCCTCCTCCTCCTCCTCTTCAGCGCGGCGTTGCGCATGACGCGCGGCGCTTATCGCCTCGAGTCTGTCGACGGTCTTCGGCGCTGACACTGCCTCTGGCTCGCGCTGCTCCAGCTGGTTGACTTTCTCCTTCCCGTCGTAGCTTAGGACTGTGTCCTTGTCGTTGAATTGGAGCCCGCCAACCTTGGTGGCGTCGGTCGCTCCGGCTGCTGGCTGGGCGGCAGGTGCGGGGAGTGTGTTGGTCGCCGCCGTGGGTGCAGGGGGTGTGTCAGGCGCCGCCGTAGGCGCGGTCCCCGCGGCGGTCCGAGGGACGTGTGTGGCAACTGCGACAGACTCGGCGCTAGCAGTTGGCGCGGGCGGTTCCTCCTTCTTGGCGTCTAACGCAGCAGGCTCTGTCTGGATAACGACAGCCGCAGGTTTGGGTGGCGGCGGTTCGTCCTCGTCGGCAGGTGCGGGTGGCTCGGTCTCTGCCTTCTTTGTGACCGTCGCGTGCGGCTTCACCTCCTCCCCCTTCTTCGCCTGCTCCGCCTGCTCCGCGTGGGCTTTCACCGCCTTGGGCGCTTCTTCTTCTGCTTTGCTCTCCACCATGACTACCTCCTCTTCCACCGTCTCATCCATATAGGCACGCAAAATCTCCTCTACCGGCATGTTATCCCTGATAACGTTGAGGATGCACTCCCTGCAGATCGTCTCAGCCTCGCGCATATTTTTCTGCCTTTGGAGAGGCTCGACACCTGTCTCAAAGAGATATATGCTGCTATAGAGTTTCCTGGCGCAGGCAATATAGACTTTGTGGATGAAGTCTGCAAGTTTGGGTACAGCTATATCGATCTTTTTTTGCTTGGTCGCGACACGTATGCTCGTGAGAATCTTGAGTTGCGTGATGTGCACGCACGCAAGGAGGTCCTCGAGGTATGTGCAGCCGCTCTTGGACAATACGCGTTTTGTCTCTCCCTCGATGATGTCCTGATTCCATTTGGGCACACGTGTCAGGAAGTTCTGGAATGTCATAAGATACTTGTCCTTCTCGTCGTTGCTCAAGCAAAGCTCCCAGGCCTCCTGATAGATTGACTTCAGGCCTTCGATCACCAGGGGTGACAATATATTTATCAGCCTTATTGAGTACTCGTTTCTCGCTTCTGAAAGGGTTGCGGGGTTGTAGTCATCCATTTACATTTTCTCTATATTTCCTAAATCGAGCTTCGGACGCATGAACGTATAGTTTAGAATCAGGAGCATAAGCAGTTTCTCATCCCGGAACTCCCTCCTGACCTTGTCGAAGAATACAAGTAAGGTGAATCTGCGCAGTTCATCTAGCGCGATGTCCTCCTGCAGCAAACGTAAAAGATCAAGCGCTGAGTAGCCGCGGCGATAGAGTTTCGTGACAAGTGCTACGGCCTTATCACAGTCCGAGTAATCGGCTTGCGCCGAGAGATGTTTCTTCAGCCAGCTGAACCGGCGGGACGCCAGCTGCCGAGCAGCAGAGACGATATGCCTTTTGCGAAAATCGTGCAGGCTCTGCCGTTTGCCCCCGACATCGGGGATGGGTATGTAGATGTTGCAAAATCTGGAGAGAATGGGTCGGAGAAGTTTGCTACGACGCTCAATAACAATGAAGAATCGTGTTGTGTGGCTGAACTGCTCGATACAGCGCCTGAGTGCCGACTGGGCGTCAGTCGTCAGGTTGTCAGCGTTGAATAGGACTATACTCTTGAAGAAGCGCCCTCCCCGGTTGTGGATGTTTGTT